GGTTCTCCGCCTGAACCAAAGGCTTCTATTGCTTTTGACATTATTCGTCATTATCCTTATGCAAGTCTTTTATAAGTGAGAGAGTAAACGACAGACTTGATATTTCGCCTACTATCTTGTGATACGCCTCAAAGTTTTGTATTCCGCCACCTGCAAGAGTTTCTTTAAGTTGCTCTTGTCGTTCTATAATCTGTTTACGTAATTTATCTAACATTTCCACTGTTTTCTTGACCAGTAGTTAGCTTTAGTTCTGTCACTTCCTAAATTTTTACTACGTGCGCAATATGCTTTTTTGCGTTTTTTATCTCCTGGGTGAGCACCTAAATTAGGATCACCAAAAGTAACTCTTTTAACCTTACCGTTTGACATTACAAAAACTTCACGAGTCTTTTTACCATATCCTGGTTTGCCTTTACCAATACGTCTAGGTTTATTTAAGGTAACTGTTTTACCTTGGTACTTAGCCACCTTGTTGATGTCTCCTACGGTTTGCGTTGCCTGCTAAAACTTCTCCTCCGTGTTTCATCATTTTAAAATCTGTGCCAGATATTTTACCGTCATTATTTTTATCTAGTTTTTTCTGACCACCGTGTAGTTTACCTTCACCACCGTGAGTCATTTTATGAGCTACTCCGCCGTGCATTTTTTTAGCAGTCTTTGCTGCTTCTTTAAAATTTTCTTCTGTAGGTGCACCTTTCGCTCCCTTCCTTCTCATTTTTTCGCCTGAGCCTGCTTTTATTCTTTCACGTTTAGCGTGTATATTTGCGTATAGTCCTGGTTTAGCCATTATTTATTGTACCCCTTGCCTTTAGTTGCTGCTCCACAACCTCTAGCCATTCCTCGTTTCTTTTTAGCTCCACCGCCTTTTTTCATTTTCAGCTTGTCGCCACCTCGATTCATCTTGACGGGTTTTTTCTTTTTACCTTTATCCCCGCCTCGATTCATCATAACTCTTTTCATTGTGCCTGGCATTTTTATGGTCTCCTTAAATGTTTTTTAGCGTTAGTCATTGACCCGCCATTAGTTTTTTTATTCATATCAGAATCTTTCATTATAGAACCGTCAGGCATTCTATGAAACCCTTTAGGTACTTCACCGCCGTTTCTCATACGTCTACGGTTAGCGTTACCGCCCATCATTTCTTCAAAATTAGCTTTATTTAACATATTAATTACCTTTAGTTCTATTATCGGAATCTCTTACATCTTTAAGTATATCACGATAATCCTTACGCATATCACCTTTTTCTTTCATTAAGGCTTCTTCTCTTTGCTGGGCTATTTTCATTTCGGCTATAGCTTCGGTAGATTGCTGTTTAAGTAAGTCTACTTCAGCTTTTATTTGGTCACTCTGTGATTTCTGTTGTATTTCAGCTTGTTTTAATTCTACTAACGGTTGTACTTGTGCGTTTTGTTGTGCTTGTATTAACGCTTGTTCTTGACCCGTTACTTGCTGTGTGGCTTGTGCTGCTAAGTTTGCTATTTCGTTCATGACTTCAGGTGGCATTTGACCTTCACCCATATCTGGTAATTGTTGACCTAGTACTTGTTCAATTTGTTGCTTATACTTCATAGCTTGATGCTCTTGTATATTAGCTTGAATGGCGATAGTAGCGTTTTGATTCTGCTGTACCATTGGATTTTGTAAAAACGCACTATGGCTAGTTATGTAAGCGTCGTGATTTTGAAAAACATACGCCTGTATGGGTTGTCCTGTTAGTGTAGCTTGTTGTTCGGTGATAGGGTCACGGGCTGGTACTTCAGCTTGTGGCGGTAATAAGTTGTCAATGTTTTTTACTTCAAGTGCCTCATACATACGCCTATAAGCTTCACGTAGATCATGTATTTCTGGTGCAGCTCTAGCCATTTCTAGTTCTTGTTGAGCTAACATCACTCTTTGTGCCATACTAAAGATATTAGGGTCACTTACGGGAACAATATCTACTTTAGCGTCAAAATCAGTAGCTTTTATTTCCCTTGTAGCTCCTGGTACTTCATAAGGGTAAACAGGAGGTAAACTTTTACTAAATATACCCGCTAATAGTTTAAATTCTTTTTTCTGTGCATAATGCATACGTTTATGTATAGCACTCATAACTTTACTACCACGTTCTAACATAGCGACTGTAGTACCTACTGGTAGCTGTTGAGAGCCAATATCACCGACATTCATGTCCGCAATTGAAGCAAAACGCCTTCCAGAGTCAATAATTACGCCTAATAACTGACTTAATACGTTACTCGGCTCTTTATAGGGTAAAGGCATCAAAGCATCACGTATTACGCCTCCTGGAACGTCAACATCTCTAAATTCTCCTGGTCTAAGCGGTTCATCCTCGCCTTGCACTCTCATTCCACGTGCTTTAAACCCTGCGGGGAGGTTACTTAGCGTACCAGCGTCTACTAATTGACGTAAAATTGCTGTAGCTGACTTAGTTAGCCCTCCAATCATGTGAATTAGCCCAAAACCGTAAAATCCTAGTCCTGGGAGGAACTTATAGTGTACAAAATACTCTTTTTTATTGAATAATTCGTCTTCTGCTTCCCAATTACGTCTTATTGACAGTATTTCGCCCTTTTCTTCTAATATAGTTACTACATAAGGCACCGCAAAACCATAATCATCGGTTTCTGAGAGCTCTAAATTGACGTGCATCTCTAAAACTGTGTATTCATCGTAGTCTGTCATAGAAGGTGATATGCCTTGTAGCTCATCCATCTTCTCTTTTGCTTCATTATAGTCAACATCGGGACTAGCTTCACCAATATTTATGTCACGGTATGTACCGTTCATCTGTAATTTCTTTAAATCATTGCCAGTCATGGTCATAGTATGAGTAAAACGTGGGCTAGTTTCTAAATCTACTGTTTCGTAAGCTACTACTAAGTTTTCAGCTTTAACTAAACGGCTAGTAGCCCTACCTAGTAAGTTATCGTAATAGATTTTTTTAAATGCACTACCAGCTAAAGGTAGATAAAACAATAAACTATCCATTTCTGGGTCATATTCTTTCATAACCTCAGTAATTTGATAATTCATAAATTCTTTGACTCGTTGATTTTGACTAGCTATCTCTGGAGTTTCCGCCCCCATGACTCTAGTTTTTACTGGACCACCAGGAGGTAATAATTCTTTATATGATTGTGCTTGAAACTGGGTAACGGCTTCACTTAATAACGGGTGATGTACGCCTGTGGCTCCTGGGAATGGTTCTTCTCTTTCTTCTGTTTTTATACCTAGTAAATCTAAACCCTTACTAAAAGTATCAAGCCAATCCTGTCGAGAATCTTTATCGGAGTCGTAAGCTTCTAAAAGTTCACTAGCTAGTGTGGATAAGTCAGAGGAATCTAGTGACTCAGCAAGGTTGGCTTGATGATCGGTCATGGTAATAGATTCTTGTTCAAACATAGGTATAACGTTACCGTCGGGACCTATCTCAAAAGCTGAAGTCATATCGCCTTGTATGTTCATTTCTTCTGGTAGTTGTACTTCCATGCCCATAGGATCTTGCGGTTGACCCGCTAACGCATCTAATATTTCTATGTCGATTGAGCCGTCTTGATCAATATTTGATGGTTCTTTTTCTATAGCCATAATTAATAATAACTCACTTTACGTTTGTAGTATAGTTCTTCGTCTTCCCAGTCACTTGGTAATTTAACAAATCCACCTTGTCTAAAACGTAACATAGCTTGAGTAGTAGAGTCGACTAAATCGTCGTGATCCCCAGCGGGAAATACAGCACACTCCTCAATAACTTCGTTAGCCCATTTTGTGTCTGGTGCCCATACTAAACCTGACTCAAAAAGCGGGGTACTAGCATTGACCCTAGCAATCTTATCATTTCCTTTGCTGGGTGTAAAGTTTTGTACGGGTATACCTATATTCCGTAACTCTTGTGTTAGGGGTATACCAGTAGCTTTAGCTTCTATAATTACTGTATCAGGGCTCCATTCATGATATTGTTCTAGGGCTACGCCTTTTAATTCAGGGAATGAGTACTTACCTTTTATACAATCTAGTAAAATAATATGTGCTACTGTGCCGTCGTATAAATCTTCACCTATGCTGCCTTCTGGGTAAAATACGCCCCACGTAGTAATAGCTGAGTAGTCCGCACTTGAACTTTTTAAAAAAGCTGTATCGTAACTTTGTATTAAATAATCACACACTGGCGGTTTATCTTTATGCCACTCCATCCACCACTCACGTTTTATAAGTGCCCCTTCTTCACTGGTGGGATTCTGCATGTATTGGGCGTGCCATTTAGGACCGCCACGTAAACTAGCTTTTACGCCTTCTAGTTCTTCTAGTTTCCAGTATTCTGGCCACAAAGGTTTACCGCTAGGTAGTATGGCGGGTAGTTCTATAACTTCCCACTGGTCAGCTTTAGGGTCGCGTGCTGCATCTTTTAATAATTTACCCGTAAGGTCGTTAATATTCCAGCGGGTCATAACTATAACTATGGCGCCTCCTGGCTGTAACCTTTGACGCGGTCCGCTAGTATACCAGTCGTAAGTATCTTCCATTGACCTCGGGTTCATAGCGTCTTGTTCAGAATGCGGGTCATCAATAATAAATAGGTCAGCACCCCTACCCGCTAGTGCACCGCCCACCCCAGCAGCATAATACTCGCCTTTTAGTTTAGGGTTACTCTTCATTTGAGTTTCCCATTTACCTGCTGCTTTTGAGTCTGGGTTTATTAGTACGTCGGGGAATATTTTTTCATAGTCATCCGTAAGCATTAAGTCCCTAATTTTACGACCGAACTTAACGGCTAGGTCTGCGGTGTGAGTCGCCTGAAGTATTTTCAGAGAGGGGTTGCGACCCACAAGATACGCAGGAAAGTAATGACTCGCGAACTCACTTTTAGTGTGACGCGGAGGCATATTGATTATAAGCCGTTTTATTTTACCTGTGGCTATACGGTCAAAAGCGTCAGCCATCTTTTTATGATGAGCACCGCCGATGAATGATGGCCATTGGTCTTTTACAAAATCCATAAAACCAGTTTGACAACGTTCTACTTTTTTTATTTCTTCTAACCTTTCAGTTAGTTCTAGGTGTTCTTTTAGTAACGACTCGGGTAAGTCTTTTAGGTTAGAGTCCATAGTTTAACGGCATTAAACTAGCTACTCCGCCATGCTCCATTCTAAACGTTTGAAAAGATGATTTTAATTCTGGGGTAAGTATTATTTTTAAATATTCTTGACCGTACTGGTCAATGTATTCAGTAGGGTTGAGCTTCACCCCGTAATCTTGTTCCGTTTGTTTTATAGCTTTTTTATAAAAATCATTATAACTTTTAGCTCGGTTTATACTACTAGGGTCAGGTTCGGCGTCTAATACTCTTCTAAATTTTCCATCTTTGTTCTCTGCTACACCTAAAAATTTACCATCGTCGTCATAATCAAGCCTAACGCCTTTTTTATCTTTGTATTTTTTTACTATAAAAGGTACCATTTTAGGCGGTATTATAGTCGTGACACCAGAAGGAGGAGCTAACGACCTAGCACCGTTAGGGAATAATGCGTATGGTGAATCGTTTTTAACCGCAGTTTGTAAGTCTAATTTAAAACCGTCAGTAAACCAATCTGCGCTCCTCGGTAAGTTTATAGGGTCTTTTGCTATTCCTAAATACTCACTAAAATCATTCATGTAATTTGAAATTAAACGTTCACCTCTTTGGTTATATGCGTCCGCTGCTTCACCAACATAGTAATTATCAGCTCTGTTTACCATAAGTGGGTCAAGGGCGTTAGGGGAACTTAGGTTTGTTTCTAATCCTTCAAAATTACCAGCAGCAATAGCATTTTCTCGTTCAGTTTGAAATTTTTTAGCAATTTCATCAAACTCTTTATTAAAATTATCTAATTCACCAGTTTCTTTTAAAAACTTATGAAAATCTCGTGTGTCATCAGCAGCTTCTAATGCATCGCCCGCAGTATGTTTTCCTTTAAGTATGTCATCAAAAGTTATTCCAACCTCATCATCTCCAATTCTATACAATATATGTTCAACGTCCATTCTACCGCCGAGGCTATCTTCAGCACCTACGGAGGCTGCTAATTTATTTTGATCTTTAGTGAGTCCGTAAGCGTCACTTTGAGCTTCTTGTTTTACGTATACGTTTGCGTCTCCGTCTATATCTTCAAGCGTATATCTTGAGTGCATGTATTTATTTTCACCAGATGATTTACTCCCCGCAACTGATATTCTGCCCATTGCTAAATCATCGTGATCATTATTTTGAAAACTTACTTTAGGGTTAGGTTCTTCTAGACTAGGTTTTTTACCGTAAATACGTCCGTCGTCAAACATACTAAATGTACGTTCACCGTAACTACGGCTAGTTTGTTCTGCAGAATTACCGACGGTAGTAGTTGGGCTGTCAAGGTCGTAAAGTGGTCTTCTAGTAGTAAACCTTGAATAAGCCGTGTTTACTCCAGGGTCCATAGTTGAGTTAAGATTGTTGTACGCATGTGTTTCTTGTATGTTGGGTGCGTTTTTCTGTAGTTCTTCCATTACGTCAGCTGGTGATGCCTTACCTCTAGCTATAAATTCAGGTGATATAAAGTCTTCTATTTGTCTAGCTACGTTTTGGTTTATGTTACCTTTACCCGTTACCCCGTAACGCCTCATAGCTTGAAATATATTTTCTATAGGATATACTTTATTTTTATTTTTAGCTGTGTATAAATCTGATTCAAATAAAGCTATTTGGCTAGTCATTTGTGTATCATTTTCCCCGTACCTTAAAGGCATTAACCCTTGGCGGTTTATATATGGAGTTTCTCCAGTATAAACATCAATAACTTCTGTAGAGTCCTCTAAAGTTGCGAGATCAGAATTCCATTTTTCTACGTCTTTTACTTCTTTAGGTCGGTCGGCGGTGTGCAGTATTTTGTGTTCTAAACCTTTAGGGGTAGGGGCGTTTCTTACTGGCGGTGTAGTTATTGAACTCGCTCCTTTACCCGCTCCTGGTAAACCTACTGAAGCTGCTGATATTAAATTGCCTAAAAACGGACGACCTTCCTCAGCTAATTTTTGCCCTTCTAGGTAACCGAGTACGTTTCCTGGTCCAGGGGCGAAGGATAATACGTTAGCTACGTCTTGTCCACTACGCATAGCGGAACGTTCATCTTCAAATACGTAAGGTAGTTTTAATAAACCTTTACCTATTAGGTCGCCGAACTTTTGCGTAGGTCCACGTTCTAAAGGTGAAACGAACTGTTCTGTGTCTGAGTATTGTGGGTCGGTAGTTGAGCTCATACGTTCTAGCATGTCTTTGTACTTCATGCGTTCTAGCATGTCAGAGTAACCTAGAGGTAAAAATTTATTTTCCATTTAACTTTTTAAAATATTCCTTACGAGCTTTTTTTAAGTTTACTTTATTCTGCATTATTATACTAGGTACGGGGGTTGAGTAATGTTCGTCGTCGGGGTGTGACCAAAACCACATGGCACATGGGCGGTCGTCGGCTAGATCTTCGACTATGGATATAAGGAGGTCGCGATCAGTTGAGGGGTGACACTTAAATAAAATAGCGTCGTAACGGTCTAGGGTTGAATAGTATTGTTCTATGGAACGTGGATCATAGTCTAGTACTAGTAGTCTGTTATTATCGTATGACTCTAGGGAGTGCGGACATACGGGTTTTATATATTCAAAGTATTCTCTCATAGCCCTGCAAATTTTGCAAAAAATTTTAGTAAGGAGTCCCTAATTCTAGCCTACTGAGTCAAAAAGTAAAGTTTTATTGTTATGAGTCCTTAAATCTTAGCTAGGCGTAAACTCACAGCGTAACTGCTATAAGGGGGGTGGGGGGTGTTCTGTGTGTCGGCTCTGCCGACCTGTGTGCGAGCTCTGCTCGCCAGTGTGCCCCGCAGGGACAGCGTGGTTAGTCCTTTTGCGTGATAGTAAGTACTTACTTACCTGTGTGGTCGCCCGTTAGGGCGTGCTGTAGTCCCGCTAGGGCAGGCTCAGGCGTCCGCTGTTACGTGTCAGCGTGTGTGCCGTGGGCGGTAGCCCACAATTTATGTATAGTTTTTATATATAAATGTTATATACTATACTTTACTTTTATTTAATATAATACTTTACTTTACTTACTAAATAGAGTTATAATATACTTACGTTAAAGGGGCTTACGGTAAAATAGCCCTAAT